AACTACTAACTTTAAAAGTTTTTGGTCGGCTTAATTGAAAACTTTTTGACAATGGGTTTTTAAATAACTTGTCTTTCGATATGAGAAGTATATAATTATATAACTTAATTTATACTTAAATTATATATATTATCTTGAAATTCTAAAAAACCATTGCAAACTATTACCGTTTGATGTAGCTCTCGCATCTTTGAATGTATTTCTTTTTGTTTTGAGCTGATAACTCCGCCTTTTGTTTTTTTCATTTCAATCCAAACAACTTTTCCATTTTCAAAAATAATACATAAATCAGGAATACCAGCAGTTACTCCCTCGTGCTTTAATCTTTGAGCCACAGATACAGCTCTTAGATCCCCGTTTGGAACAGCAAAGATTAAACATTTTGGATACTCTTTTCTAAACCAATTTACCGCTGTTACTTGTTCTAAATGTTCGCTTGACATTCTTGTGCCTCCTTGTTGTAGGATAAAACCTCATAAAAACCGCTCGGTTTCTTAATATATTCAACCGTTTTAATTTGCTTATGATATGCTTTAAATAGTGTTAAATCACCCATCGCTTTACTACTTTTTGGATTTTTTTGAAGCCAAATTTGAAACTTTCTATAAGGTGTTAAAAATTCAACCAAATAACATTCATTTCCGTTCTTGCTAACTGTTGGTCTATAACTATAATCTAAAACTTGATCTATTTGAATTCTTGACGGATCTTTTTTTAAGTGCTTGAATTCAATAATTAGTTTTTCATTTGGATCAACTAATTCGCCCTTGCATGATGTACATCTTCTAGCTGCTATATCATTCTCTTCATGGCAATTTTCACAAACTTTAAAACTCCATCTGTGGCTACATTGTACCCAGTCGTCCACTTTATTGCTTGTTTGAATGTAACCTTTGCATCTTCTGCCAAAATGGGCTGGAAGTGGCTGTCCGCTTTCTGTTTCTATCACAGCACCCAATAAGTCAGTAAAATATCCATCTTGATTTATTTTATATCCCTCTTTGTTTGGTCTTAGGGCAAAAATATTTTCATAGCCACACGATGGACACTTTTGCTCTATTTTTTCAGAACTGCTATCTTTTACAGCTTTTATCGTTGGATTAAAAATATCACCATCAGGGGAGTGTCTTTCGATGTTTTCTGCATAATCTAAAAGTAACACATCTTTTTTATTTTCAAAAAGTCTTAATCCTCGCCCTATAATTTGTTGTAATAATCCAGCGGACTCGGTGGCTCTTAGTAAAGCAATAACATCAACACTTGGAGCATCAAAACCTGTCGTTAAAACTGCCACATTTACAAGATATTTTATTTTTCTACTCTTGAAATTATTAATAATAGTATCTCGTTCTTTCTTTGGAGTTTCCCCCGTAATCAAAGCACTAATATTTACTGGCAAACTTTCAATGACTTCTTTAGCATGTTGCACTGTTGAAGCAAATATCATTACAGATTGTCTATCTTTTGATTTTTCTACAATATCTTGCACAATATAAGCCGTCTTTCTACCTTTTCCTAAAAAAGCTTGATCAACTTCTTTGCTATTGAATTTCCCCATCTGATTGGCTTGTAGGTGTAGTGTTTCATAATGCTCTCCGCCAATAGTTCCAATTTTTGGAGGTGTTAAAAATCCCATTTTGATTAATTCATTTGCAGTTATTTTAAAAATAAGCTTTTGAAAATAAGGGTCTTTTGCCATATCTTCATGAATATCTTTATTTTTATTATCTTGTTTGTAGATATAACCACTTCCCATGCGATATGGTGTAGCTGTAAGACCTAAAACTCTTAGCTTTGGGTATTTGCTTCTAAAAGTATCAATAATCATTTTAACACTCTTAGTTAATCCATGTGCTTCGTCAATAATAACCATTGCAAAACGATCACCAAATTTTTCTAAAGCATTAACTACTGTTTGAGGCGTTCCAAACACAACTGGGTGTTTTAAGCATTTACTACCAGCTGATGCACTAAAAACACTTGCTGGGCTTCCAGTTGTTAAAAATTTCTCTCTGTTTTGAATTACCAATTCAGCACTTGGTGCTAAACAAAGTATATGTTTTTTACTTATTCTATGAATTTCTTTAGCAATTTCACTAACAATTATGGATTTTCCCGCTCCAGTAGCAAGTTCTGCAACAATAGGTGCTGTATTTTTCATAATATGAGAAATACAAGCATCTACGCATTTTTGTTGGTAGTCCCTTAACTGCATCTGTTTTGCTTATCCATAGCGTGTGAAATTGTTGAAGCAATTGCAATACTAAGATTTGGATATTCATCTTCAACCAACTTGTCATTACATTTTTTTACAACTTCATTGAAATTGTTATCAAATAATAGAGATGCTCTCTCTTCGATATCAATTCTTTTTTTATATAAAATACCAGTCTTTTTTTCAGTTTCAATTAAAATATTTTTCATAATTAATATTTTATCTTCTCTCGTCATTTTATGCTCCAAAATTCAGTTTTAGCTCCACGATATGGCTCTAAGTCAATATCTTTTAAATGTTCTGCTACTACTTTTGAGTAAGATATGCTCCCAGCTCTTTCTGTCTTGTATAGCTTATGTCCGCCAATAGTTCCGCCAATATTATCAGTTAGTGCAATCATTCCCGCTAATAAGTTTTTCATATTCTCTTCAATTAATATTTTTTTATTTTTTAATTCAAGATAGTCAGTCATCATAAGATTAATATCTTCACTATCAAACTCAATTGGTTTGTTTCTTAGCTCTAAATATTCATGATAAAATACCAAAGCTTGTTCCAGCATGTTTTCTGTAAAGTCGTGATCGTATTCAACAACTTCAAGCTTTGTAGATGTTGGACACCATTGAAAAAAATAGCATCTATTTAGTTCTGTACAATATAGTTGTAATTGAATTTGAGCATAATAGTGCTTTTGATCCATGATACTTTTAAATTCCCCACCGTTTCTCATTCCAAATGGGCATTTAACTTCAATAATACTTCCATCACTTACAAATCCATCTGGTGAAGCTCCGAGCCAATCGTCCCTTATGACAAAAGGTGCAGAAATAACATCTAAGCCCGTTTCCATTTTAAATTCACTAATTGCGCCAGCTTCATTAAATGTTCCGTATTCCGTAGCGACATTTCCTTTGAATTCAGCATCTAATCCTTGATATTCTCTTATCATTCGCTTCATTACATCTTTTTTAGTTTGATATGGTGCAAATCCTAAAATAGCACCAACAGAAGAGGCAGTAATTCTGCCCATTCTTTGCTTGAACCATTCTGTTGTTCGTTGTTCAATCATAATTAGAGCCTAAAACTCTAATTCGTCAAGATCAACCTCAACCTCAACTAGCTCAACTTTTTTAGCCACATGAGCTGGATCGTTTCCATTTTTTGGCTTAACAGAAGATATCCAATTTCCTTTTTTGTCGTCAATTTCCCACACTTGTACATTAATTATCATTGGCTTATTGCATAAAGATTTTTGTAAATCTTCTGTTGTTGGCATCTCTGTCAAAGTTGATAATTTACCTTTTGCATTAAAATCAATGTTTAAAAGCATTTGTTGAGCTTTTTTCGCTTTTGCTTTATCGTCTTGTGATACTTTTAGTTTTTGAAATAAAATTCTATTTTTATATTCAACTGGTGCAAGAACTTTCCATTTTAAAGAGATATAATCTTCTCCATCATATGCGTCCCATTTTGCCTCTTCAACAAAAGCTGCACAATTTGTTTTTGCGGGAATTGGATCAAGCATTCCGCCACCTAGTTCATATTGTCCTGTGATTTTCTCTTCTTTGTCTACTATCCAAAAATTTGCCATGTTATACTCCTAAAGTTTTAATATATTGTGTTAAAGGGTTGCTATTTTTCGCTACCACCAAGTCTTCTTCAATTCCGTATCTATTTTTTGAAACATTTGCAGCAGTTGCATATGTTACTAATAGTCTAGTTCCATCACTCATAGCTTTTGATTTATTAGATCCCTCACTAGTTGTAGTAAAAGTTTCAAGTTTTAAAAATCCAACTAAATCAACATCATCAACATATGGAGCGACTGATTTTTTACCCAATCTTAATTGGTATCTTGTATAGGGATCTGTATCTGGCAACTCAATCGTTTCGGTATCAGCATGTGCGATAAAAACAATATTCATTCCCTTATCCACTAAAAGACCAGCTGCTTTTCTGACCCTTTGGTGCATTGAAGCAACAGCACTTAATCCAGCTCCATATCCGCCTAAAGCAGTATTGATACTTTTTGGATTTTTAGGATCACTGTCTATAACATATTGTATAAATAACCTTTCCAATGCTGTAATGCTATCTATAACTAAAGTCTTATACTCATGTTTTTCGTGCATTAGAGCTGTTAGTTGTTCCCATAGTTGATCGACTTTTTTAATTACAGGAAAAGCATCAGGTCTTATTTCAGATGGAACTGATTGAAGACCATCTTCAGCTCTTATAAATATTGGCTTTGGAAATGTACTTGCTAATGAAGTTTTCCCCATGCCGCTGTCGCCTGTTATAGTACAGATAACTGGTCGGTCGGTCGGTTTGCTAATTGTTTCTAGTAAACTCATATTTTTCCTTTTTTTGAATTCGCAAAATCTAGTCTTTGCGATTATCATTGATATTCTCAAAAGTGGTTTATTTCTTTTGGTAAATGAATTATATTCCTTATTAACTTAAAAACTTATTAATTATTATCACATCTATAATATTTTTTAGTAATTTTTCCACGAAGCGGTTGTATTTCTTTTTCAACTATTTTATTTTTATTAATTAATATCGCAATAACTGACTCAATATCTTCAGGCTTATAGTTTCTGATTTTATTTTTTAATTGAGATATGCTCATTCCAACTGTTGCATCCAATAATGATAAAATTCTACTTACCAAGCCGTCAGCTGTTTTTTCTCGCGTATTTGCATTTGTTAGTAATATTTTATCTTGCATATCTTTTTTAATAAATTCAAAAGCCCAAAGTACAGCTTCCTCTTTTATTTCACTTTCACCAGCTGATAAAACAAGAGCCAATTTATTAACCATTTCCGCACCTCTTCGTGTGTATGCGACAAAACCTTGATTTTCTTTTTGTTCCTCTCCCATGTTCCAAAAGTATTCACTTATTTCTTTTAAAATACCTTTTACTTTTGAATTATAAGGCAGTGTAATTGTTTCACCTAAAAGTTCAACTCTTGAAGTTGATGAGTGTCCGCTGTGATATAAATTAAATAAAACTTTTCCCAATAGTTCCATCTCTTTATCTTCGCTAAATGGAACTGATACAAAATCTTCTTTTTCTCTTGGATTGTCATCAAATTCACGAACTATTAAAGCTCTTGCAAAAAATCCGCTATCTGCTAGATCCTCATCAAGCAATCCATTGAATTTAGTTGGAGCGGTAAATCCTAAGATATTCACATACGGATTAGTTATTCCAACATCTAGCTCTTTGTGTCTTTTTTTCAAACTTAAAAGATTTGCTTCATCTTCTGCAAAACTTTCATTATTTTTTAATCTGTTTTCTATGATGCTTATTTCTTTTTGTAGCTCTTCTTTAAATCGTTTCTTATGTGTTTGAGGAACTAAAAAGATACCATTTGATTTAGAATATACACTCATCAATGCACCAATTACACCCTCTAAGTGTGAGCTTCCACTCCCTTTTTTTCTAGCGTTCTGAATTTTATTTAAAGTTTCTCCAAACTCATCAATTGTATAAAAAGAAGCTTGATGATCAACTACATTTCGACAAATTTCTTGTTCTGAAATAATACCTCCATGAACTGCTTGAATAATTCCCGCTTCTTTCATTAAAGCTGTATAGCTTTGCATTATGCTTTCTTTTCCAGTTCCGCTTCCAGCTACGCAGAAAATAAATAAATTGCCAGTAATATTATTAACTCCACGAAGTCTTAAGCCACTTGCTGAACTAACAGCCATTAATGCCGTAGCAACTGACAACTGCTCTCTTGGATATAAACTTCTGCTACTTATCCACTTTGCTATCTTGCCCACTAAAAACGGTGGATTAAGTAAATCAAATTCATATTTTTTACTCTTTGGTTTTTCATTCCAGTTAATATTTGTTTCAATTTCTTGAACATCAATATCATGAGTAAATTTATATCCATTTTGCTTTGCTAGATGTATCAATGTGCCAACTGTATAACGGCTTGGATTTTTTCCAAAAGAATTCCATTTAATATCCATTTGTCTATCATCATGCTTGTTACTTCTAGCACTCCAGCTGTGCCACAAATCATAGCCAGTTCCGTTTGTAGTTTCATGAATAGCCATGCCGATCATAATCCAATCGTCATATTCTAATCCGTCATTTGGAATAGTATTAATTATTTCACTTAATTGATCGTCTGTAAGCTCTAAAGATTGATTTTCATAGGTTGATGTGTGCTTTACTGTTTCTTTGGCTTCTAGTAGCTTTAAAATTGATTTAGGAGCTACTTCTATATCTGATGGAGTTCCAACAACCGTACGGTATTTATTTCCACTTTTGTGCATACTTCCCGCACCCACTACAAAACCACTTGACTTGAAGTCAATACCTTTGTAAGCATTAAGATGCGATTGAAGCTTAGGAGATGGATTTGGTAGCTTAAAATATAGATGTTTAGATCCGCCTCCGCTTCCTGTTTCAACAATAAAACCGCATTCTAATATTTCAGGATAATCTTCTACTAATTTCGTATAACTTTCAACTCCACCATTTCGAGCATCTACATCAATAACCAAAATGCCTTTACACAAAACTCCGTAACCAGTTGCAAAAGCATCAGTTAATTCTAAAACTTCCATCTGTTCATCATCCCATATTGGTGTATGTTGCCAACTTGAATTTTTAGGATGTTTAAAAAGTGCTTGGCATTGTGGGTTTAAACATTCACAATGATTATCATGTGTTATGCCATGAAGTCCAAAAACGGGTATTCCTAGCTCATTAAATTCTTGATATAACATATTAAGCTTCTAATATCAAAACATAAAGTTTATTGTCGTTTGTTTTAGTCGTATATTTAAAATTTGTTTTTTTAAGCGTATCGTGCATATTCGCTCTAATTTGTGGAATTGTAAATCCTAGTGGAATTATTATCTCAAATGTGTCATTGATTTTTTTATCTTTAAAAATATCTCTAATATATTTTGACGGCTTTATATGATTTTTTCTACTTGCAAATGGGTTTGACATTTTTTTCTCCTAAATTTTTATGAATTATAGCTTATTAACTTATAAACTTAGCTTAAAAATAATGTTAGTAATTACTTTATTATTTGAATAATATTCTGAAACGCCCTATTTTACGGGGTTTGTCCATAACTTTAGTAATTTTATTACTTTATTCGCTTCTATATATAAAGAGTATAATGTGGGGAAAATATAAGAAATGCCTAAAAATGGGGCTTCAGGGGGAAAAGAGAGAAATAAGTATATATAAATATATATATAATATAATTAATATAATAATAAAGTAATCCAAAAGCCCCACTGGCTCGATGTTATATTTTATTTTGTAGTAATAAAGTTTTAATAAAGTAATAAAGTTATTTGTAAATCACTTTTTTTAATTTATTGTGATATAATCTTATATGAAAAAAATAATACGAAAAGAATATAAATCTATCTTAGTGGATAAAGATGTACACTATAAACTAAAAGAACTATCACTTAAAACTGGTAAGCCTA